TACGCACAGGCGTGGCAACACCAATAGACAAGCGTTGGTCTGTGGTGTTGTAATACGGGCTGGCGGTGTTCACAACCGAAAAATAGAAATTCTTGTCATAGATGCGAAACGACGCTGTGCCAGGGTTGCAGGACGGCTCACGAAACGGGTTTTGGCGTCCGCGCATAATCTGCACGTTTTGGATGTATTGGGTGATGTCATACCAGACAGCGCCACCGAGCACAGCTGTGGAGTCGAGCGCCGAGAAATCCAACTTGAATGCGTTGGCTGCAGGTGCGCCCGTGGCGTAAGCCTCAACGGTGTATGTTCCACAGTTCGGGATTGTTGCTGGCATTGTTATGCGGTTCTAATTCGTAGTGGGCCCACGTTCTGATTGTAGAAACGCAGGTTTTCATAGACGGCGTTAGCGATGTCGGTGGATGTTCCGAGTCCGCCTTGAATGTTGATTGTGATGTTGCCACCCATGCCGCGCATCTTGTCAAGTGGGACCACAGCCTCTGGGCCTGCCTCACCGATCAGGGCAAGCGTAGGGGAACTGACAATGCCACCTTCGGCTAACTTGGGAATGTCAATTGTGCGCGACGGGTTGTTCGCTTTGTCCCCAATACGGCCAAGGCTGATTTCGTTGATGTAGCCAATGTCAGGCAACAAAGGCAAAGCGTTATATCCCTTGATGATGACGTTAATAACTTTAATCCAGTTGTTTGCAAAGGCTTCAAACACGCCAATGATGCCGTTGATCACAGCGTTCACGCCTGTCCTAAACCATTCAAATTTTCTGTAGGCGACAACTAAACCAGCGACCAGCAACGCTATGCCTGCAGCGATAAGGCTGAACGGGTTTAACGCCATAGCAATGTTTGTGGCGACTATTGCGGCAGCTACTAGCCCGATTGCTCCGGCAATGGCTGTGAATGCGCCAGGGTTGTTTTGTGCCCAATCCGCAAACTTTTGCAAGTATGGGAGCACGGCTTCGAGCACGGGCAACAGCGCAGCACCTATTGACTCTTTGGTTTCGCCAATTGAGTTTTTCAGGATTGCCATTTTCCCTGCAGCGGTTTCAGCGTTCTTTGCTGTAGCACCGCCAAAGGTTCCGCCGAGCACGTTCATTACTTCGTCAAGGGTTGCACCCTCTTTGATCATGGTGGCCATCTCTGGCGTCAAAGATCGAAGCGCTTTAAAGTTGCCCTGGTATGCCTTGGCAAGCGCGTCTGCGACTGTGGCGGAGTCCATCTGTAGCGCGGTACTGATGTCCATAACAAGGTTCATGTCACGCATCGCAAGATCAACGTCTTTGGTTCCACGGACTAGCGCCTCAAGGCTCTTGCGGTACTCACTATCCGCAATGCCGGACGCTCGACTCATCGCCGAAATCTGTTGCTCAATCTGGGCTGTTTGTTTAGCGCCAGCGCCAGTCACATTCTGCAGGGTTAACGCAAGCGCGGCCTGCTCTTGCTGGTCTTCCATAGCGGCCTGTGTTGCGCTACCGAGCGCCACAGCCAACCCAGTCATCGCGGCAGCTGCAGGGACCGCCGCTTTCTTAATAGCAAACTGAGCCTTTTCGCCTGTGGTTTCCAGTTGCTTAAACTGGGCAATAGCCTTTTTAACACCCTTGCCGTCAAACTCTGAAATGATCGGGATGTTAATAGCCATCACATGGTCTCTCTGTTTGCTTCGCTCATGACGCGCTTAACCAGTTGCTCCATCTCGGACATGACATCATCTTGGCGTTGCTCGTATGCCTTCCACATTACTCGTGAACTACTGCCGTAGCGTGCTGTTAGTGCGCGCCCCAATGCGCCTGACATTGAGGTGTCAAACATTGTGCCAGTCGCGCCACGCCATTGGATGAGGAACGTGCCGACATTGGTTTTGTTTCCGCCGTACTCCCTGATGTTTCGGGTGTTGATTTTGGCGGCGATCTTTTGTTTGAAACCTGGTATCCACGGAAGCATCTGGAAGCCTGATCGGGTTTTCCAATTGCGCGACATACCAGACAACGGGGCGCTTTGGGGAACTAGCGCGTTGGCGTCAGTAATGACAGGCTGAACGATTTTCTTGTAGTCCCTGGTGATCTCACGGCGCAAAGATTTGTCAATCTTGTTAAGGGTCTTCAAAGCATCCTTGAGCCCTACGACCTCAATCCTTGTAGATACTTCCGCCACGTTATCTCCGTTTTTTGTTTGCCTCATTAAGCACTTTAATGACCGTAGCCACATCCCTCGAGTCAAACACAATGTCGCTAGGCCACCAACCGACCGCGACCAACACCTCTGCTAGTTGGCGGCGGTAGGTGCCGCGTCCGTAGGGTTTGGGTCTGTCTCGTCCAGTACCGGCAGGATGTCGATGTCAGGGTTTTTGCTTATCCATTCGCGCCAGTTGTCACCAACCTGCTCGCCTTTAAGTTTCAAAATTGTGTGCATCCAACAGCAATAATCCGAATACAACGGTGACGCTGAAAGCTGTTGAATGTTGCGCCGCTCAAGGCGTTCCCATTCCGTAACCACAAACAGGTTTGTGTAGTAGTACTCGGGTGCGCTGTCGGGTGTGCGCTTTAACTGCAACTTGATTTTCATGTTTCTCCTATGTCGGCTCGGAGCCGTTAATTACGGGGTGACGTCAACGCTGTATGTGCCGCCCTGGAACTCTATGTCCCATTGCGACAACTCGCCCAAAGAGGCGTTAATTACAGGCAGGCTTGACAAATAGGTGTCGGTCAAAATGAAGCCAGGGTTTGTCGTGCCGTCCACAGCTGTTGTTGGGTTTACCTTGACAACACACTTGGTTCCGAGCAACGGTGACAATGTCGCATACGTTTGGCTTGCTGCATATGACGCAAAAACTGTGAGCGTCAAAGAGTTGCTGAACAATCCTGCGGTCATCGTGCGCGATGTCTGGCCAAACGCGGTGTCTTCCAAAGCTTCTGCCGTGACCGTCAAGGTCGCTGCGACCACGTCATCAGAAATGTCCGTAATTGAGCCGATAGCGGCGCCGACCTGCACTTTAGGATTTGATAGGTAAGTTGATGCTGGCATGATTACTCCTTTAGTTCTTTGCTAATAGTAGATGATTTGTTTGCGGTCATAGTGGATTACGCCGCTTGCGCTTCAATAGCGCAGTCAAGGTCGTAGCACGGGTACAGCGCGCCACCGATCTCCAGGCTGGACGGACGCCCACCCATAACGATGATGCTCGAGCCCAGAACCGTTGCCACAATGCTCAAAATGGAACGCAGCACCGGCAGACCTGCAGGGCCTGAGCCGATCACCTTGATAGGGAACTCCATCCGCACAATGTTGCCGTTGCCAGCAAACGTGGTGAAACTCGGGGCATCCAGATACACGCAATTAGGCGCAAGTTTTGTTGGGTCGTTAATTACGCGCAAGGTAGAGACCGCTGTGAGCGTTGCGGTGACGTCGTCAATCGCTTCGTTAAACAGGTCTGTGTACGACATTAGGCAACCGCTGGACGGGGGATGCCAAGCAACTGTTTGACGATCGGGGTCAGGCTTTGCTGTGGGGCTGAACCCATGCCATCAAAGGTGGCGTAGGTTGCCTCTATTGACCCTCTGGAGCGCCATAGAGCGGCGCAATACATCAAGGTGCCCAATGTGACATCTCCGCCCGGTGAGGTCGTTAGCGAGTCGATATAGCCCGATTCCTGACGCCTGCGAAATGCGAACTGGTTACCAGCTGACACCGATTGGGTGAGCAACGTGTAATCGTCTGACGGGTTGACGATCGTGATTCCGATATACGACATGACTTGCGCGGCGGTCACCCATGTGCAGACAGGGTCGTTGGCAACAGTTCCAGACGCGGCGACACGCTGAACATCGTCAGCGGTTTTGGCGTACAGCACCTGATCGGCAATAGGGACCTGATAGTCGTAGAGCAGGTCGCCCTGATCGTCAATGCCAACGAACAAATACTGTGGCAATGCGCGCACGGTGTAAGTGCCGTTGAATGTTGCGTCTACTCCAGCGACCGTGATTGAACTGCCGACTGCAATCTCCGATGGGGTTAGGAGTTGCAGTACGGCAAAGTTGTCAATCAGGTACTTGTTAGTAACTGTGTATGTAGCCATGAGCGGTTGCTCCGCTCTCGACTAGGCCTGGGTGATCTTGCGGATCATTCCAGAGATCGCGGCGAACGTGGATACGTAGCCATGGAAGCTCATGTTGCGACCCAAGGTTGATGGGTTTTCCAATGACATGAGGCCACGAATTGACTCGTAGAACTCGTACGCATCGCCTTGGCCTTGGCCAACACGGGTAATGATCATGGTCTTGGCAGCGAAATTGCTATCAACTACCAACTGCAAGCCGAGTGGGTTGCCGTTCCATGAAGATGCTGTTGCGTTGCCGAGTGCGTTCTGACCGGTGAGGCCAGCGCCAATGAATGGGAATACTGGACGGCCAGTTGTGTCTGCAAGTTGTCCGAGTTGACCCCATACGTCTGGGCTAACGAACATGTGGGTTGGTGTCCAGTTGCGACCATTCGAGATGTCAACAGCGGAGTCGTAAACCGACTTGAGCAAGTCTGCAACGGTCAAGTCCCACACGCCAGATGATGTTGCCGCGGTGAGCAAATTGTCTGCTGCAAGGTTGTCCGATGCAATCATGTATTCGCCCATAAGGTCATTCAAGATAAGTGACATTGCGGGACCACTCGTGAATGCGATGTCCTGTGCGCTCAAAGTGACTTGGCCTGCGAGGGTGGTCTTGCTTACCGAGTTGCTCGCAATCACCATGGTCGTTGCAGATACAGCTGACAATTCAGTTGACTGTGTTCCAACACTTGTGTGCGTGGTGATAGTTGGACGGATAAAAGTTTTTTGCTGTCCGTTGTCAGGATAAGCGCGAGCGCCTACGGCCTCCACTACAGGGCGCAAAAAGTTTAGATCCTGCACCAACGGCAAGAGCACCGGAACAGGGAGCAAACCTGGCGTGTCCGTGGTGAGCACGTCACCTGCAGCTGCCTGCAATGCGGTGCGCTTCGATGCTGAGTATTCAGCGACTGCTGCGTTCATGTTCTTGAACGTGTCGCCACCGATGTGGTAAGCGGCCATGAACTCGCCAGCGGATGGCAGTACAAACTCTTTTTTAGCTTGTGCGAAAATTGGCGCGGTTGGGATGGTTGCCTCAACTGCTGGTGCGGTTACTTCTGACATAGGTTCTATCTCCTGTTCTGGGACTACTTCTTCATTTAACACTACTTCAACTGGCTCTTGGTGGATACTCGCTGCGACGGTAGCGATGTTTGCCATGTCACCAAAAGCGCCGATCGGAACAAGGCTGAGCTCTGTCCAATCCGCTGCCTCGATGATCATCGTTCCTGCTTCGTCGTATGAAAACTTGGTTGGGTTTACGCCCACAGATACTTGGTCAATTGTGCCGTCTGAGGCCATAACCAAAGCATCGTTTCCAAGGCTGGTTGCGCTGATCTTGGCGCTAAACATCATTCCCTGTTCGGTGTCCACGCGCTCGGTCACAACACCAACTGGCATTGAAGCATCGTGGTACATGAACAGGCGTGGCGCTTTGCCTTCGACTGGCAATGAGCCTGGACGAAAGATGACTTGCGTTCCATCCGAAACTGTTGCCGGCACGTTGTAGGGGACGGCGGTTCCGCTGATGGTGCGGCGTGGTGTGTCGCCTTTAGCGGCGTCAAGCGTGAAATCTCCTGCGATTAGTTTGATCATTCTGCGATCCTTTCTTGTGTGTCTTCTTTAATGTTTATGTCTTCACGGTCCATTGTGTCGGCCATAAAGTTTTCTTCTAAATATTCGTCGGCATCAAACTCGACATAGGTTCCGCGCGGTAGCACGTTGTCCATTGACAGCGCGCCAGCGATCGCATCTGCATACAGTTTCACGCCGAACAGGTACAGGTCTGCGCGTGCTTGCTGTGATGACTGGTATGAATATGCGCCAGTAGCAACACCAACCAAATACGGTGGCACGTTTGCTAGGCGTGACATTTCTAGCGCCTGATATTGCGATGCTTCAATCAAAAGCATTTTGTCAGGCGTTGAATTGGTTTCTGTGTACGACAAATATTCGTTGAGCGCTGCAGTCTGGTTGGTTGCTCGCGCCGCATTAAACGCAGATGCCAGATCAGCAAGTTCTTGCGCGCTTAACGGTTCGCCACCTGTCTGCTTAAGTACGCCGGCAGGGATGCTGGACGATGCGTTGCGGTTACGCGCTGCTTCAAGTTTAAGTGCAGTTTCAATAGCACCTGGCGCGGAATACACGAGGCCCTGTGCTGGCGATAAGAACTGCACAAGGTTTGCTGGGTCAATTTCTCCACCTTGAAAATAAACCTGTGAAGACGGGGCAAACCATACAGGGCCAGCCATATCGGTCGTGGTAATTGAGCCTGCAGGTAGTCGAGTGAACGATGCCGGATAGCCGTCAGCGGTGCGCGAGGTGATGTACCAGAATGCGCGCCCAAACATCATCAGGTCGTCAAGTGTCCACGACATCAAAAACTGGAACGAGACTGTGGGGTCTGGTCGGCGTATCCATGAACGTGGAGCAAGGTAAACCTTTTCCATGTCGTCGCCGTTCCACATTTCTGTGTACATCTTCAACGGCATTGAGCCAATGACTGATGCCATGAGATCGCGCGCACGGTTAATCGTTGGCACGCTGATCGCTGCGTTACGCGCTTCACCTTCGCGGTAGGTGTAGT